GCCGGGGTAATCACCAGATCAGTACCGTCATACTGGAGAGTCGCGTCCTTTCCCGTCCCAAGGGTGACACCCTCTGAGTCGGCAAATTCAATACTTGCGGCGGTGACCACGATGTCGCCGGACCCGACCGCAGCCGGGGCAATAACGAGGTCCGTACCGTCGTATTTCACGGTGGCGTCATCGCCGGTACCGAACGTGATGCCCTCGGCGTCTTGAAATGACATGCTCGCGCCGGTCGCCACCAGATCAGCCGTAAACGTCGAGATGCCGCTCACGCCGAGTGTCCCGCCCACCACGGCATTCCGACTGAAGAATCCGTCTCTGGGCCGGGTCGCCCCGGACTTGCCGATGTCGTAGGTCGCGTCCGTGAAGAGCAGATCCTGGCTAATCGGGTTGGGAATACTCGCAGCGACCACCGTCGTGGCAGCGAGGAGCAGGGACGAGGTGGTCAGTCCAACGCCCACCTGTCGTGCTAGAGCCGGGGCCGAGGACACAATTGCCCCTGGAGTCGCGCCGACATAATACGTGGTGCCGACGAGCACCGACCCCGCAGAATTGACCTCGCCAGCGAGTCGGATCGTGCCGGCGGTATTGATCGCAATGGCGCTCACGGCCACGCCGAGGCTCTGTGGGGTCGTGCTGGTCGCAGCGGCGTCCGAGTCGGTTAGGTACCACTTCCCGGCCGTCAAAGGCGTGGCCTCGGCCGCGCTGGAGAGATAGAGCACCTGTCCGGCCGTGACCGCTTCGCCCACGGTTCCCTCGATGTCGAGGTTCACGGATGACCCCGGCACGGATTGGATATTGGCCTGTGTTTCTATCGCAACGTCGGCACTGGTCGTGATCGCAAAGGTAAAATTGGCCCCGGCCGGGAGATAGGCGACGTACCGACCAGCACTGTCAGCCACAATCGGGTTGGTATTCGCGGCCGACAAGTCCGCGCTGGTGTATGTCGCCGCGGCCACCCCCGTGCCTGTGTCCGTGGTCGTAATCTTCGCCCCAGACACGGCCACGCCGTCTCCGTCGAGGACGGTCTGATACGGGGTCGGGGTCAGTGTGCCTGCCATGTGTGGTTCCTCTGTGACGACGAGCGGTTAGCGACGAGCCAGCGGGTGCCCGGTGAGCGTCTGACCGCTCAGAATGCGGTCTCTGGTGGAGGGGAGTGCGAGTATATCTCCCATCGTTCCCGTGGATGATGGTGTAACTTGCGCTTCCTCGTCGCCCACCGCTGGATCGAATTTATTGAGCGATTCAATGAATAGAGCGCGTATCGCATGAGGAGAGACATCTGCCAGACTCTCAAGTCCACCCAGTGCTGTCCGAATCTTCCCCCACAAGCGAGGATTATCTATGAATCCTGACACGCTAAACCTGGGCGATATGGACTCTTTGTTCAATGCGCTGAGTAGGGTTTGATACAGTGCATACTGTACCTGCGTTTCTTTGTTTATGTCGCCAAGACCAGGCACTCTTTTCTCAAGCGCCTCCTTGTATCCCCTGGCTACATCCAAGTAAAACTTATCCTCGGCCCCGGACACTTCAGCGCCCCTTCTGGTTTTCTGGAATAAGTCACTGGCTCGATCCTGAGCGTATTTCTTCCTTCGTTGGGCTACTACTAGATCGGACGGGTCAGGGAAATCGTTCATGAATCCATCAATTAGTGCCTGCATCTCCTGACGCACTTTTCCCGGCACAACCTCTTGAACATCTCGTAAGTGTTGAATCGCCGGGGCTAGGGCTTCCTCAGGCTCAATCATCTGCCCTTGTCCTAGGATGAGCCGTTCCCGTGGACTGACAGTGGCAAAAGGATCTCTCGGAACTAATCTAGACCCAGGCCCAGCTACGATGTCACCAAGTGAACCGGGTCTATTGGCATATGGAGGATTGAGTCCTGTCGCTCCAGGCGCTTGGCTCTCGCTTACCGAGACATATTGAGTGCCGCGTCGAGCGCCCACCGGGCCAGGCACACTCTCGTAGACGGCACGGCCTTGATCATCAACGCCGATGACCGGATTATTACTAATCCCTGGACGACTACCGGATGGCACGGGAACATCTCCCAGATTTTCCAACTCTGAACCCGCAGTCAGATATCTCTGACCTGGGACTCTCGCGTCATTCACGCTTCTTATTAGATCATCGCCCCTACCCACAGACCTGCTGAGATCCAGCTCTACATCTCTCAATCCACGGTTGGTAATCGGTATCCTGCGGTCTATGGCTTGCTGTGCGATGTTGACATCTGGGAAACGGCCCTCCCATGATGTAGGCTGTATGATTGGTGTGTCAGATGGCGTTCCTCTTAGCCAATGTGGTATTTTAGGGAGCCTGATACCGCTTTTAATTGCGGCATCCATTGCCCATTTTTTACCACCTGAGGCGAGTGCTCCGACACCGCCTGTGGCCCCCTCTAGACCACCATGAATCGCGCCCTGTTCTGCTATTTTTCCCGCTGCGTCACGCCAGCCAGTCCATTCATCAGGAGCGGTTAATTGCCGTGCCCCTTCTCCTACCATCGCACCTGTGGCGCTTCCAGCCATAGATCCAAGCCTGCCTCCGCGTGACCCCAGTATCGACCCTGCGGTAGCACCCATAGTGGGGTAGTTCTCAGGGTTGCTCACATATTGAAGGCCCGGATTGGGTTCCAACCCTCCCTGTACCCGGTCTTTGAGTGAGGCCTGGTTGAAAAATTCCAGCATCTTGTCTTGGGCATCAGAGAGGCTCCCCCCTCCGTCTACCACGGCCTGCCCTATCATTCGGGCCTCGGCCATCCGTTCCTCTTGACTCTGTTCTGGCATGTTGGTCCCTAATTCCTGCTGGCTGCTGCTGCGTTAGCAAGTGCCTCTTCGATTGATGTTGGAACCACATTGCTCAGATCAACTTTGTTGAGCATCTGAGAGGTGTCCTCACCCTCGCTCTCAGAGATAAGTGCTGCCTGTGCGGCACTGATACCGCTTGCATCACCAGCCAATACCTTACTGAGATACGAATTGAAAGACGTGTCAGTAAGTGTATTGTTTTGCATGTCAGCCCTAGCGCTCTCCACGAGATACGTGATGGCCGCATATTTCGCCATCCTGACACTACGTGTATCGAATTGCCCTGGCGCAAGACGATCATACAGAACTTGCTCTTTCGCGGCTAAGTTCCCGACTTCTCCAGCCATCCGTGCCAGCGACGGCAAGAGCGATTTCGATAACGCCACGAACAATTCCCTCTCATGGTCGGTCCTCGCGATATTCCTTAACCAATCGACTCCCGATTCAATTTTTCCGGGCAATCCCTCTTTTTGGGTCATCGAGCGGTCCACCCCAATCATCAGCTCGACCGTATTATTCAGTTTGCTGATTGCCCCGCGGATGGACGGTGTACTGCTTGACGTTGTGAAAAAATTGCGATCTGCGCCCAGATCCATCAGGCGTCGAGTGATTTCATACCTTACTGCCGTTGGGAAGTTATCGAGAATATCGGGATTATTGAACTCGAATATTTGTTGAGCGACCCTATCGTATTCCTCTGACGCAGAATCGACACCAGGTTCACCAGAAGCACCGCCCCGTGACGTGCCTGACGCACTCAGCGGCGGCACGATCCCGCCACCGACCTCCTCCATCGACCGCCCGTCAGGAGCGAGCGTGGCAAATATCGGCCTGCCATCTATCGACGCGGCGATGGGTCGTCCAGGTGCCACCGGAGCTGTCGGCTCCACAGCGTAATTGAGCATCTGAGTAAACCATGCTTCGTTAAATACCTCTGGGATATTCGCTGGGTCCAAGTCCAGTGCGGGGTTGGACAACGCTCTTGCTCGCGTCGCAGGCCATTGCTCGACCTGCATGGCAGGCGAGAGCCTGCTGTAACCCTGTAGTATTTTCTTGAGATTCTCAGCCCGCTCATCGAAACTCGGAGGCTCAGGAGGCTCTACCTCCAGTGCAGCCAACCCAGTGGCAATGTCTATGGCTCTCTCTGGGCCTACCACGGAGATGATATCTTGTATTTCCCAGCCATCGGGGTTCCTCAGTGCTGACTTGAGTCGTATGTCCTGCTCTGCCACACGCGCATCATTCCCAATCCGTCGTTGATCCTGTAATGCAAGATTCCTTGTCCTCGCGGCGGTGTAGTCCATTGACCCCTCTCGCTGCCTCCGGAGCAGTTCGCGGTCCTCCAGCGCCAACTCACGGTCCTGCTGCGCCTGGATCTGCCCCGGAATCGCCGCGATGGTATTCCCAATGCCCTGGACCGCCCCACCCCACGCCTGCCCGCTGACCTGGGCCGCTTGCGCCTGCGCGTTCGCGCTGTCGATCAGGGCTTGAGCCTCGGCATCACGTCCACGACCCATCAGGTCGGTAATGGACCCAACGTATTGGTTCCGGTAGGGCCGATATTGGAATGGCATTATGTGGTGCTCAATCCGTACATCCGGTTGTAGGTGTCTTGGGCGTTCTGCCGGCCCTGGTAGTACTGCTGCTGCCAGTTGCGGAATTCCTGATCAAACCCCTGTCCCTGCGCTCGCAGCCCGTACTGCTGCTGTCGCTCGTATGCGCCCAGGTTCGTGCCATACGCACCAGACCGCCGATTCTCGGCTTCCTGGTTCTGGTTCAGACGCGCTATCTCATTCGTCGTATACCCCCGATAGCGATTCTCCTCGTTCATCGCGTAGGCGTCTCGGGCGGTCCCAACGTTTCTATCAAATGCCCCTGCGCGATTTGCCTCATTGGTCGTGTATGCCCGATATTGATTCGCGGCATTCGTGTCAAAGGCACCGGCGCGATTCGCCTCATTCATGCCATAGGCTTGGAGCGCATTCCCGTAATTCGACTGATAGGCATTGAACCGGTTGCGCTCGTTCATATCAGCCGTGTCGCGCATCCGTCTATCAACATTGCCGTATTCCTGCGATGCGGCCTGCTGTCCGTAATCCAAAATGTCCCTGAGTGTGCCCCCAGTATTCGTCACCCCGCGTGCCGCACCGCTGCGCTCCAGCGCCTCCTGTCCCTGGCGTAGTCGGAACTGGTAACCGGGGTCAGCAGCCATGTCTGCGGCGGTTGGACCCTCAAACGGGGCTGCAGCCGCGTAGGGGTCTTGCTCAAACGGAGTCGCAGACTGATAGTTTTCCTGACTGAACGGTGTCGCGCCCTGATAGGACGGCGGTTGGAATGGAGCCGGTGGGACATACGGGACGGGGCTGTAGGTCTCAAGCGGATTGTACGGGGTGATCATGCCCCCCATCGTGCCGATGCCTCCCGGTGGTCCCGTAGGGTCAGTCTCTGACCGGTAGTTCAGGGTCTCCGGTCCCGGCTGTCCAGCGTGCGGGTTGAGTAACGGGCTACCAGGAGGTGGGTTCCATCCTGTTTGTCCTCCTCCAGTCGTTCCTCCTCCGGCCACCTCTGATCCGGGCGATTCCGGTGCCATGGCTCCACCGCCGTCATCGCCTTCATCGCCCCACCATAACCCGGCGGACGTGTTCCCTCCCCGATCCGCCTGCATGAGTACGTCAACAACGCCGACCGGGACACCGCCTTCAAGGTTGCTCCCGAAATCGATCTTGTCCTTGCCGTCGAAGGTCGCGCCGGGGAACCGCGCCTGAAACGCTGCGCTCTCAACAATTTCCTTCACCCTGGACGGTTCCGTGACGCCGTAGAGGAATGCGGCGACATCGTATTTGGTCGTGTGATGGTCCGGGTTGGCCCACTTTTCTTGGTCCCACCCATGCGGGGCTGGGCCTGTTCTCGCTGGTACTCCTGTTGATGTGGTAGTGGGGGTGGGGGACTCGGGGGGGTCCTTGACGGTCGTCCCTGGACCTGCACGGCCTTGCGCCTCGGGTGACTGCTTAATGCCTCGTAACCAGCCTGGGAGCCCCTCAATCCCTTTTGGTCCCCATCCGTACGCGCCGGACCACCACCCCTCAATCTCGTCGGCGCTGGCCTCTCGACCGAGATGCTCACGGTACGCGGTTCGTAACTCCTCTTCAGCCCGTTCGCGGTCATAGTCAATGACTTCAGGCCGAGGCTGCCCAGGAATCTTCGGGACACCGTTAGAACCTGTGTCGTTATCATCGATAACGCCTGGGTCGCCAGTGAAATCAGTAGGAATAGCCATAGTCGTCCTCTTCCCGTGTTTATTATCGGCGACGGACGCTGGTCGTCGGGTCCACGTCATCGACAGTATATTGCGTGGGGTCTTCCACGTATTCTGGCAGTACCGGGGCGGTCAGGCGCAACGCCTCGGGCCGGACATACGCAGAAAGCTCCTTATTCGGCATACCCATCAGCGCACGCATGGTGTTCAGTTGGTTCTGTGTCGACCCATACCGCTTGTCCTCGGTGAGTCCAGCCGATACAAGCTCCGCTCGCCGGTTGGTCGCGGTGTCTCCGAATCGGCTGAACGCATTCAGTCCCTCGGCTTTCGACAGTCCGTAATTCTGTCGATCCGCCCATCGTTGGGACTCTCGATCCATGCGTGCTTGGTTTCTGACGTAGTCCAGTTGGTCAGCCGCTGTCTGACTCTGCAATTCAGCCGCACGATTGGCGGCGTCGGTCTGGAGACGTGCGGCTCGACCGGCCGCACCGCTCTGGAGTTTGGCAGAGCCGAGTCCGGCAAGTCCCATGGACGTACCTGAGAGCAAGCCTCCTACCGCAGCACCGCCCATGGCTGTAACTAATCCCATCTCTATACTCCTTGCTTGCTAAACACGGTCTGCACTAATCGAGCCGTCTCTCCATGGCCGTAGTTGTCATACAGCGACCGAGAGTGGAAATATCCCGCCGGAAACAACACCACGCGATTGAACCGGGCCTCGACATGTTGACGCAGAGACCATTGTGGCGTATCTCGCCATGCGACTGCCTCTTGGGCTATTTCAACGGCTGACTCGGCGCAGCTTTCGGTGACACCTGACCAGCGATGCCGCCAGAAGTCCGTGCCGTCACCGTCTGGTGGGGACGGGTTCAAATAATAGAGCGCGGTCCAGTCTCCCATGCCTCTGTCGGTATGGACAAAGTTCGGCTCATGTTGCCCCTGTGGGCTCTGTCTCAGGAATGACAGTGTCACTGTGAGGTCTGGACGCATATCCCTCAACCAGTTCACAATGTCAGTCGGGCGACACGCCGCGAACCCATGCCACTGCTCGCCTCCAATTTCAAACGTCTTGAACGCATGCGCCAACGCCAACACACGATAGAAATCTGGGTCTGGCAAGACATCATCGTAGACGTGGATGTCAGGAACCACTTCGGTGCCCGAGACGAGCGCCTCTGCCGGCTCAAATGCTGCCGTGGTCATGTGTTGAGTGCCTTCTGATAGCCCGTCTCGATGCGTGTAAATCCCATCCGGTCGTAAAACCGTCCGACACGCTCTGTGGGGGCGATCATTTGTAACGTCTTGGCTCCGCGCACCATGGCCCATGATTCCGCGGCCTTGAGGAGTCGCACGCCATCACCTCGATGCCCCGGCGTGACCCACCAGAAGACCTCCCCGGCGCACAGTTCCCCAGAGAGAAAATGGACCGTGCAGAGTATCCCGATCATGCCCACCAGCATGCCGTCTCGCTCAATGACCAGAATCGCGCCATTCTCATGGTCAATCAGATTCCCCGCGACAATCGCCATCTGCTCGGGGTTCTCATGCAGGACATCACGATACATCTCTGTCTGGGCAAATTGCTGACCCATCACGACCAGGGACGGCACATCCTCATGCGTGGCCGGTCGGATCACACGAGTTGCTCGCACGACACGTCCAGGCTGTATTGCATCGTCGTGCCCCCCGCAGTCGCACGTGTCGTCGCATACGTGATCGCTGTCGCCTCGTCCACGCGCACCAACACCGTCAGGCTCCCCACCGTCGCGGTCGTGTTGCCGGTCATCGCCGTGCTGCTCGTCGTGCAACTGACGCCCCCTGAGGTCCATCCGAACGTCACGATCAGGGACGAACTGGTCGTCGCCGCTCGGGAAATCCTGGCTCCCATCGAGAGCCGATACATGCCCGGTGACACCGAGAGAATCGCGAAATTCGTCGCGCTGATCGATGCCTCTTGCGTGGACGCCTGCACGGTGTCCAGCGTCTGCGGTGTCGCATTCAGACGGTCCACCAGCGACAGGAGCCAGTACCGCATCACTTGCGTGACGCGCCCCGTGATCCGGCTCTGCACCACGGCCGGTTCGACCACGACTTCCGGTGTCGGCGCTATATTGAGCATCGGTCATGTGTCCCGCCCCTGGATGTTCCGGCCTTCCACGTCCGCTCCCACGATCCGCCAGGGAATCGGATCAGCGACGGTCACCTCAGGCACCCAGACACGGTCAGAACTCGCGAGTCGCGTCCAATAGACCCGCGTGCCAAAGTTGCCCTGTGCGCCGGCTGCGGCGAGTTGCGTATTGCTCCACGTCTTCAGATCCGTGCTCGTCCGCATCATGACCTGGGGATCGACGCCCTGCCCAGAGGCGGTGCCGAGACCCGGTTCCAGCAACAACTCAAGACGGGACACAAAGAGGCGACGCGAGGCTCCCGCTTGCAGCCACAGCGGTGGCGGCACGCGCAGCCGACGAATCAGGTCACCGTTGCACTCGGTCGTGAACGAGGTGTCCATCGAGCAGATGCGGCCAGTGGTCCGGTCAGTCACGAGGTGCTTCCCGAACGCATAACAGTGACTACGTGGTCCCCAGAACGAATAGCTGCCGCTGCTCACATCCCAGATGCCCCGTTCGTGCCAGAGACCTGTCGAGAGATCGAACACCCAGGTCGCCTCGACCGAGGGAAACGTCAGGCAGTAAAAGGTATGGCCCTGGTCGCTGTAAACGACGGCTTCAGCGTCAGTAATCGTGCTGGTGCGGGCATACCCCGCAATGGCGGTCTCGACGGCGTACGAACTCACCCGTTGTGGAACCAAGCCAGTCGCGGCGACGACAATACCGGCTCCCTCTGCCGTCTGGGAGAGCCAGACCATTTTATCGCCAGCGAGCTTGACCGAATACGGTGCCGACGTGCCAAAGGAGAAGACCGACCCTGGAACGGGCGCGAACGGAAACGGGCTAGTGCCCGCGTCGTACCAGACCTCGCCCGTCTGTTCGCCAATCAGCCAAATCTGACGATTGCCGTCCACGACCATCGCTTTCCACGGGTCTGGGGCAATACTGCGCTGGGCGTACTGTGTGGCGTCCCAGCTTGCGCCATTGTTCAGGGCAGAGATGTAAAACTTGGATTCGGCACCGTCGAACGACAGGAAATAGCCGTCGATCATCCCGACCATGGTGCATTTGCCGGAAAGCGCACTGATGGATGCGCTGAGTGTATTGGACGCAATCGTGAGCAGATAGGCGTTCGTTCCTGACCCGATCAGGAGTTGTCCGCCGGCATCCCCATTACTCGCAATGGACGCAGGATTGGGGTCATTCGTGACCGTCCCGTCCGTCACAATCGACGCGCTGTTGGTGTCGAGCACCTTGTAGACGCTCGGCCCAATGACGGCAAAGCACCGATCCGCCATCGCGAAGAGGGCGCGACCGTTGATGTCAGCGACGGTGGTGTATTCCTGCTGGCCGGGACACGGGTACAGCGCGGCGACGTGCGGGGACGACGATGCCTGGGTCGGTTCAGGATACCAATTGACCGTGCGCTCGCAGTCGGCCCACGGGGATTGCGGTTCGTTGGACCCGTAGACAAAGCCGGAATACTGCGGCATGTCTACGTATCCGAGTAGATGTTGTAGTGCGGGCCTGCGCCACCAAAGATGAGCCCTGCCACACCACTGGAGAGGTCCATGAGACGCTCGTTCGCACGTTTCACGTCGGCCTTGCTCTCCATCGCGGCCTGCTGGATGTCCGGCGTCAGCGGAGAATCAAAGGCACTGGCGAGTTCCTTGGCGAGATTGGTCCGCAGGAAACGTCGATACCCAGGCGGCAGCGCCACGGTATCGCTGATGGCCGTAAATTCACTCACCGGGACCAGGGTATAGATCACGCCTTGCAGCGTGGTGCTGGTGGGAATCGGCCAGAGCCGGATGGTCCCAAACCCGGAGTCATACGTGGGGTTGTAATACGCGGCCTGCGGATACACCGACGTGAGATCCTTCTGGGCAATGCCGTCGTAGGCGTCCTCCGTCAGCGCCGGACCCAGGTTGTATTCCATCGTCGGAGAGACCGACGTGTCTTGGAATCCGATATTGTCGATAGCCATCGGACCCGTGGGACGCGCACAGTTGATGGTCGCTCCCGTCCCAATCGTGTATGTGGTGGCCGATGAGATTGTCCAGGTCGTTCGCGCTCGGCTATAGACCGTCAAGCCCTCGGTCGCGAGGCCGTCAATCCAGTCATTCAGACGGTCTAGTCCATACGCCGCGTCGTTGGCTGACGCGGTCTCCCCGACCTGCAACACCCGCAAGTCTTGCAGGGCCGCGGTGATGAGCTGGCTGACGGTCATTAGATTTGGTAGAGCGCATTCATCAATGTGGCCGTGGTGCTCGTGCTATTCACCCGAATGCACGTGAGCGGTAGCACCGTGCCGGCGAGGACCGTAAAGGGCGCGAGACTGCCATCCTCGAAAATCGCCACCACGACACCGGCCCCACCGACGAAGATGCCATCCGCAGGGATCGCTTTCGTCGCCGCATTGGCCGCATACGTGCTGCCATCAAAGTTGACCGTGTCACTTTTGGTGATCACGACCGACCGGTTATACGTACCGCTGGTTTGGGCCATGCGTTATACCTTTGTCTTACGCGGACGCCCACGCTTCCGCTTGACCGGCGTGATCGGGACGGCCGGCACCTGTTCATGGGTCGCCGCATCCGCCTTCGTGGCCTCGGCCTTGGCGAGATCGCTGAGTCCCTGATCGGCAAAGTGGCGCTGCGCGGTGACTTCGGCTATCGAGCGCATATCGAGTTCATATTTCTCGATAGCCTTGTCCGGTGCCACAGACCAACCATTATCCATCGCCCGGTCCCGCTCATCATTGTTCCTGACTATGAGTTGACATGACCGAGAGAAGGCTTCACCTTCGGCATCACCCACGGTGGCGAGTGGATCACCGCACATCACGCGACCGTTGTCCCGCTTGAAGGCCTTAAAGACCATGAGCGGATACTCTTCAAATCTCGCCGCTCCGAATCCGCCGTTGCTCGTCGGCTGGTTCCATTTTTCCAGCTCTCTGGCGTAGTCAGAGTCGGGGTTATGCACAATGCCATGAATGCCTCGCGTGAAAAAGAGAGGAGGGCCACGGATGGTGACCCCCCTCTGCCTGGTGTTAGGCCACGGTGCCCGTGATGTTCGTCACCGTCCCGGCCAGCGGGGTGGCGACAAACGAGTTCCACAACCCGTTACACGCAATCGCGGTGAGTGCAATCGGAGCCGTGGCGTTCGTCGTGACCACGTCGTAGGACGTGCCCGCACCGGACAACCCGCCTGTGAAGGTGAGCGTATGGGCCGCAGCCCCATTCCCCACAATCGTCAGCAGCGTCCCGTCCATGTCCTTGGTCGGAACCGGGATGGTCAGCGCAATCACACTGGTCCCGTTCAGAATCACCCGGGCATCAGTCCCAGCCTTCGGCAACGTCAATGTGCCGGTGGCTGTGATGCTGCTGATCACGGTTGCCCGTGACGCTTGGTAGCCGATGATCTCCTGCGAGGCGGCT